TAAGGAACTGTTCCTGGTTTTGTTGTAATCTTGCACTTTTATCCTTCTTCATCTCTATAAATAGCCCATGAAGGCCATTTGCTGGAATCATAAGGAACAAATCGGCCACGCCTGCGGTAACCCCCTCTTGTTTAAGTTTAATAGCCGTTCCGATATGCCTAGCACCCCCGTTTGGGATAGCCCATAAACATTTGGCCATTAATGGGTATTGAAGCCTAAACCATTTAATAAGCAAAGTCTGTGCCAGGTGTTCATTATTTTTCATAAATATATTTAAAAAAGCTTGAAATAATTATTGATAGGTATATATTAACACCTAGCAACACAATATTAACGAAACTTAAAGGAAACTAAAATGGAAACAGTAAAATTAACACTTAACCAAAGCCAACTTGCAACAGTAATGATTGCAGTCAATAAAGAGCTAGAAAATGCTCGCAAAATAACAGACCAAGAATTTAATAACGAATCAACTAGAACTTTAATGCAAAAGAATTTAAAAAACTTTGCTGATTTAAATAATCAATTAGGTTGGATTGCTTTTGAGTTGCTAAAAGGCAAAACTTCTTTTAATATAACTAAAGGGATGGCATAAGCCACCCTTTTTTTAAAGGAAACGATATGAAACTACTAACCGCACTATTAATAGCACTACCAATCGCTTCATTCGCAGGCGAATCACCAAAGCTTCGTTATAATTGGGTTGAAAACAAATATAACTACGCCCCTAAAGATGCCAAGCTTAAATATAATTGGACTGCTGACAAATACGAATTTGTTGCACCCAATTCAAAACTCAAGCATAATTCGCAAAGTGGTAATTACGAGTATGTGCAAACACAAATTGATCCCTATAAATCAGAAATTGAATAAGAAAGGATAAGACAAAATGAAAAAAGACTTAATTCTTGGATGTATATTTGCTACGGCATTTTGGGCTTGGTTTGCTATTTGCCTTTATATCTTAACTCCAATGGTTTTTGAATGGTTGGGTAAATAATATGTTGCCAAAACAAGAAGATGGGTTTAAAATACCCATAAATCAACAAGTTACTGGAGCTTCTATGAGCAACCAAGAACAAGAGATGCAACACAAGATTCATATTCGCACCATGATGAATCCTGATCCTGATTTTTTAGACCTAGAACCTCATATCTCTTTACAAGAGCTTATTGAGCATCATATTACTTTTAATGCCGAAGTCTTTTCTGATTTTTACGATGAAGTTACAATTCAAAATCAAGTAAAGAATATTCTTTATGATCGTAAAGATGATAAGATTGGCCGCATTAAAGATTTATACGATGCGGAAATTAAAAGCATTGCAAAGTTTATAGCTGAAAACTATGAAACAAATACTTTTGCGAAATGGGCGTATGAAGATACAATATCGCATGTAATTTAACGAAACTTTTTAGGACAAGATAAGATGAAAACATCAGATAGCATTAAACATATAGCTGAAGCTTTAGTAGCGGCGCAAAAAGAAATTAGATTTGCCGTTAAAGATTCAACTAATCCTCATTACAAATCCAAGTATGCCAATATTAATTCAGTTATTGATGCCGTTAAAGCGCCACTCAATAATAATGGTATTGCTATCCTTCAATCATTAAGCCCTTCCGATGATAATAAACTTCATCTAACCACTCGTTTATTGCATAGTTCGGGTGAATGGCTGGAAGATACTGCCGTATGTCCTTTACAAAAACAAGATAGCCAGGCATTAGGTAGTTGCGTTAGTTATATTCGCAGATATTCTATTTCTAGTTTTCTTGCTCTTTATGCTGACGATGACGATGGCCAATCCGCAGTTCTTAATGCCGCAGATTATCTTCAAAGAATTAATCAATCTGAAACTTTAGAAGAACTCCAGGCAAATTATAATTTTGTAATGGGTGAAGTTAAGAATGATCGCACCTTATCTAAAATGGTTATTGAAGCTAAAGATAAAAGAAAGGCGGAGCTATGAAAAATATAGAATTAAGAGATTACTTTGCGGCCCAAGCTATGTTAGGTCTTTTATCAAATCCAAAATTAGAAAAAAGACTTATTGATGCTGGCGGCGCTATGACAGGATGGATCGAAATTAATGCCTATGCTTATGCCGATGCAATGATAGAAGCTAGAGAAAAGGATTGCTCATGATTGACGGATCAAGAAACAGTAATTTTTACGGAGTAAAGCTACCTTATTCAGATCAAGAATTAATGGCTATAGAAGCTCGTAAAACAAGAATAGAAGCCCTTAAAAGAAAACTTGGTGATAAATACTTATTAGCCCCTCTTTATGGCAAAATTCAAAGCCCTAAATTATGAATAGAATAATTAGGGGTATAGAGCAGGGATCACCATCCTGGATGGCTTTAAGAATAGGCCGCATTGGTGGTAGTCGTATCTGTGATCTTTTAACTGAAGGTCGAAGTGGTGCTGAATCTTTAACTAAAAGAAAATATAAGAATGAGCTTATTAGGGAAAGATTGACAGGTAAAAAATTAGAAACTTATAAAACCCCTGCAATGCAAAGAGGAATTGATTTAGAGCCAATGGCTAGGGCATGGTATGAAGTTAAATATAATACCTTTGTGGATCAGGTAGCAATCGTTTTACACCCTACTATTGAAGGTGGCCAATGCTCGCCTGACGGATTAGTTGATGCAACCAATTCCTTAATTGAAATTAAAATACCCAATCCTGAAAACCATTTAGATAATATCCTAACAGGCGGTAAACAATTAGAACAATATTATGACCAGGTGCAATGGCAATTAGCTTGCGTGCCTGGTTCTAATGGAAATGAAAAAAGAGAATTTTGCGACCTTGTATCTTATGATCCTGATATGCCCGATCATTTACAAGGATTCGTAAAGCGTATTTATCGAGATGATGAATACATCCAAACCATGCAAACTGCGGTGATCGCCTTTTTGTCTGAAATAGAAACTATCGTTAATAACTTAAAGGAAATACAAAATGGCAATAACCCATGATCTAATCGCTAAAACAGGCGAGTATGTAAACAAAGAAGGCGAAACAAAAGCTCGCTGGACTAAAGTCGGTGTGGCAATGTCGAATAAACAAGGTGGCATTTCACTTCTCATAGAATCTATTCCTGTCAATTTTGACGGCTGGGTAACAATGAGAGAACCGCAACCTAAAGCTGAAGTAACTTCAATAAATGGATCAGATAAAGCTGACCTACCATTTTAATGATTTTCTTGAGGTTTGTTTTCACTCAATATGAAACAATAAGTTTATAGAATGAAAATTCTATATAACTTTAGGAGCTTATTATGTGGACTACACCTTCAGCAACAGAAATGCGTTTTGGCTTTGAAGTAACTATGTATGTAATGAATAAATAGTTATTTTAAATAAGGTGAATAGCGTTCTTCAGAAAAACTTATCCACCAATAATTAAGGGGCTTTATGCCCCTTTTTTATTTAATGTAATGATCGCCTGTATTATCATTAAGGCCAATCATATCAATCTTATCTTGATCCCATGAAGTTGTTTCATCGGAATCATAATAGCGTTCTTCATAAAGTTTATTCTTTTTATTGCCCCAAATCTTTTCGTAATTCTCGTCATACAAGTTTTTTTGTTTAAGTTTATTAGTTGAACCTTTACCTGCTTCACTATATTTATTTGCCATAATTTTCCTTTACCCAATTAGAAAAGTTAATTAAATCTTCTTTATCAGCATTATGTTTCATTGTATTAGCTTTAGATGATATTACTTGAATGTTGCCTTTTGTATAACCTTTAGAATTATCTATTCTATCAAGGCTAGGACTTAAATCTCTATTTCCATCAACCGATTTTTTTAAGGGAAGTCCAAGAATAGGACAAATTTTAGGGATAACTATGTCTGATACTTCTATATCAAACGCAATACCTTTAGTTTTTGCTCGGTGTTGCGCTTGTTGAAATAAATTTTTTTCGCGATTGATTGCCTTCCAATCTCTTAAATACTGACATCGATTGCTTTTGTCTTTTAAAGGCATCGTTTTATTTTTTAATTTTTAAACGCGCCCACTCATAAATTCTAATGCAATACCAAACTATTGATAATAAAGCCGCTATTGCTGGTAAAAATTTCATTACTGCACCAAGAGCAGTAATTCCCGAAACTGTATCTAATAAATGCTTTGTATGTTCTTCCATATTCATTTTCATTTCTTTCTACTAATTGATAAGATGCTTTTCAATAGCCAAATAAAGGCTACCATCATTGTTGCCGCTAGATATATAAGCAACAGAGCCATCAGATAGTAAAATAACCAAATAATTTTTACCATCGAAGTAATCAGCGCCAATATCTTTGATTGTTTTATTTTGTAGAAAATCGAAATGATCGTCAATGGTATCATGGAAATCTTGCATTCAAACTTTCTATCACTATTTCAGGACTGACAAATTTGTTAGCATCATGTTCCGTTTGTTCCCACCATAGGAATTGGTTTTGAACCAAATTGTTTCGATCCTTTATAAGATTAATATTTTCAGGGTGTCCAAATATTAAAGGGTCAGAAACCGACCACAATACTATACCATATTTTTTCTTATCCCAACCAAAATGTTGAAAAAAAGAATCGCAACTTATCCATGTTTTGCATTCATTCACAAGGCTTTCAAGTTCTTTTAGTGATAAGTTTTTTCTAAAATCATCAACTAATTGTTCTTCACCTTCTATTCCTACTTGAACTATTGGTTCTTTAATTAGTCTAATAAGTTCCTTCCAATAAGGATAATTTTTTGCATTTGTTTTACCGCTTCTTAAAGCTTTAGAATAAGGACTAATAATAATCATATATACATTTTTCTATAAGCATTTTCTAAATTGTCAGTCCATTTCCATTGCGCCATTTTTCTATAAATATTCCATTGCTCTATATCACCAAATAAAACTTTAGCTTCAGCAATAGAACGACCAGGCACTATGTCAGGATAGCAAGTAAATACTTCCGCATTTGTAATGTCAGGCATTACATGACTAAATACAATATGATCGCCCATGCCGCAGTTAAGCACCACAATCTTTTTATCTTTATAAGCAATTGTATTTCTAAATATTAATTCATCTTGCTCATATAGTTTTTGATTTGTTTCTGATCTGATACCACCATTAGGATTTTTAAGATGCCAACTAACTGCATTAGGAACTGCAAGAATTTTATACCCTTTTAGGTATAAGCCATAAGTAAATAAAGTTTCTTCCCGATGTGCTACTCTTGAAAGCCCTGTGTTGTAATCATGCACCCCAGCTCGATAAAGAAAAGAACAATGAAGATGCTCAACTTCTTTTACTTTATGAATAAATGACCATTGAATATTAGGCTCTGTATTTATATTTTCTATTTTGCCTGTAGGCCTAAAGCTTTCAAATCGTAATGGCGGCGTTAATATTGCGCCACCTACTGCACCTACTTTTTTGCTTGTATAATTAAATAAAGTTTGTAAGACATTTGGTTCGGGTATTGCGTCATCATCAACGCGCCATACCCAATCAAAACCCATAGTGTTAGCCATTTGATGAATATGATGCTGACCTTTTTTGTGAGCATAAATCCATTCCCATTGAATGCCTTTAATATCAAGCATTTGAAAAAAGTAACTATAAACCAACTCTTTTCGCATATCTTGTGGCTCATCATTGTCATCAAAAATAACAAGTTTATCAACCTTTTTTGTCTGATTAATTATAGCGTTAAGCGTTAAAGGTAAAGTAGTTTGATAACGACCACGAGTGGCTACAGAGCAAAGAACTTTATCCACGATCCCACCGCATAATCATAAGATTAAATTTATTTTTGTCATTAATTTCGGGTAAAGTTTCCGAAATGTAGCCATGTTCGTTAATATAGTTATATTGAAAGTCGGGAAAGTGTGATTCGTTTAAGCCATGAAGCTTATGATGCTCGCCCCAAAAACCTACAGGCTCATTATGCGGAGTAGTTAATAAAAGGCGTTTGCAATGTTGTTTAAGTTTTTGTGCCATTTCAAGGCCATTATCAATATGCTCAATAAATTCAAAAGCAATTATGGTGTCATATTGCGCTAAAGGATAGGTGTTAATATCAGCGTTTGTAAAAGATGCGTTTAAGCCCCATTCCTGTTCGCGTGCGACACCAATAATAATAGGATCGTAATCTAAACCTATATAGTTTGAATCATTTGGAAGAAATTGTGAGCCGTAACCTGTAGAACAACCTATCTCAAGAATATTCTTGCCTAATAGATTGCGGTTAGCCCAAAGATAACGAGTGGCTTCTCTAGGGTAAACTGGATCACCTTTTAGAAAAACCGCCCGCTCATAATTGTTTGTTAGTAAATATCTGTATTGATTTGGATCATACTTTTTAAAGTATGCCAAAGCATCTTGTATTGTCTT